TTCCCGCCGCCATCGTTTAGCGTGAGATCGCCACCCGCCCAGGTTCCCCAGGCGGAGCCGGGATCGCTCACGGCCGATAGCGCGCGCCACGGCGTGATCGCCGAGACCAATTGTCGCGATCCGAGGAAGGCGGCGAACATCAGCGGAAATCCTTGTTCAGGATGCCGCGCAACACCGCGCCATCGTATTCGCAGCTCAACAGATCTTTGGCGTTGGCCGCGGTCGAGAGCACCGGCACCGTGCCGCCAGGGAACTTGAACAGGTTGCCATAGGCGAGCGTGCGGCCGCCGGTCGCGTCCTGATCAATATTCCACAAGTAGGTGAAGCCGGCGGTGAGGTTGGTCGGATTGGCGAGCGTTCCGTTCCCGTTCAAGGTGAAATTGAAGATATTGCCGTCGTTGGCATTGGTGTTGATCGTCCCCGAGAGCGTGCCGAGCGCGATGGCCTGCGCGCCTTGCGCCTTTTGGAAAATGTTTTTCAGCGCGATGCCGGCTTTCTCGGTATCGAGTTCATCGAGCGCGCCTTCGACGTCGGTGGCCGCCAGGTTCGTCGAGCCGGCATAGGCGATCAACGCCGCCGTGAGCGCCCCGGCGAAACAGGTCGCATCATTGAGGTTCCCGAGCGTGATCCAGGCGCTGTTGGCGCTGTTGCGCTTCTTGAGCACCCCGGCCGTGGTATCGGCCCAAAGCATGTGCGCGTAGATCGTCGCCGGCGCGGTGGCGCCGCTGTTCAGCCCGACGATCGCCAACAGCGCGGCGTTGACGTCGGCACGAAACGCGGCGCCGGCCTGGTTGTCGAGAACATAATCGTGTTGGGACATGATTTCTCCGTGTTATCAGTAGGCTCTGGCTTTCCAATCCATCGTGCGCGCGACACCGGTGTCGCCGCTGTTCTTGAACTGAATCGTGAATCCGGTGGCGCTTTTGCTGGTGAGCGCGTAGTAATCGCCGCTCGCCATGCCCTGGCCGGTAATCGACAGCGCCGGCGAAACCTGGAACGGCGGGCTGAACGTGATCGTGAGGCCGCCACTCGACACGCTCACGTCGTTGCCCCAGTCGAACCGGTCGGGCATGTCGATATCGACCGACAATCCCGAGACGTGAATGTTATGGCGTGAATTGGACGAGGCCAGATCGAGCCGGAACTGGAAACCGCGCGTCTTGTAATCGCCGATCACGAACGGCTGCCAGACCGACCAGGTCGGCGAGCCGGCGGGGTCGTCCGGCGTGGTGCGCACGTACAAGCGCGCGCTGGTGGTGCCGAGAAGGGTACCGTCGAAACTCGCCAGCCCGTCGATGTCCGGAAAGCTGTCGACGTAGGCATCGACGTTGACGGCGATCGCGTCGATCGCGGCGGTCACGCGCGAGACGTAGACCGCGCCCAGGTCGAGTGTTTCGAGAAAAACATACGAACCGTCGGTGGCAAGGCCGCCCTCGGAATCCCAGTCGCCGATCGAATCGGCGAGCGGAAAATCGTCCACCAGCGCTCCGCCGATCAATTTTAGGATGCCGCTCGCGACCACGGTATTGGTCTTGGTCCCGGCGAATCCGGGATCTTGCGGCAACGATTGAATGAAATTCATGTTGATGATGCCCGGCGCGTCGGTCACGAGCACCGCGTCGGCGACCGACAGATTGCCGCTCGAATCGAGAGCGCGCGCGAGATAGGTGCCGCTCAATAACGGTGCAAAGCCGGCGGTCGCGGCGCCGGGAAAGCGCGCGATCTCGATCGCCGAATCCCACGTGGCGCCGCCGGTGGCGGACGAACGCCGCACGACAATTTCGCCGTCGACGCGCACGTCGAGATCCGGATGCAGGTCCCAGGTGAGATAGGCCTGATTGTTGAGCGCCGCCATCGCCAGCCCGGTCACCGTGGCCGGCGGCGCGGTTTTGCCGGCCACTTGCAAGCTGTCGTAACTGGCGATTGAGGTATTGCCGAGGACATTGATCGCAATGATCTTGACCTCGTAAAAACCGGGTTTGATATCGAGCGCTTCGGCGTAGTTGTTGCCGGTTTCCGGTAGCGTGGCCCAGTTGCCGGGTGCCTGGCGGTAGCTCACGCGATAGCGCGCGGCATCGCGCTGCGCGGTCCAAGAAATCGCCAGGCGCACGCGCACCTCGGCGGCTGATTCATACAGCGATTCCGCGAGCACGATGCCCGCGGGAGCGGCCGGGGCGAGCGTCAGGGCCGTCACGCGCGTCGGCTGGAATTGCACGCCTTGTTCCACCAGGGCGTATTTCCCCGGTTCGTGCAATAGCGCCGTGATTTCGTATTGATTCGGCTCGGGTTCCTGCACCGCCAGCACCCGATACAGAAGCGCGTTCACCAGATCCGAGCGCAGCAACCAGACGGCGCCGGGCGGCGGATTGATCGAGAACGGCGGACTGACCGCGAGCGTGTCCGTCGTGCCGGCCCCGGTCGCGACCGTGCGTTCCTCGGCGATACCGGCGTCATTGACGATCGCGAGCTGGTAACTGATGGCGTTATCGATCGTGACCGGCGCATCGAGTATCACCGAACCCGTGGCGCTGGTTTTCACGCGTCCGCCGAGGCGCACACCGGCGCGCGCCGGATCGGCGATGCGCACCAGCTGGCCCGGACGCCGGGTGGCGCCATCGAGACCGGTGCGGAATTGCGCGGTCTCGGTCTCGAGACGCTCGGAGGCGAGCAGCCATAATCCGACACGACGCGCTTGCCCGCGCGAGGTACAACCGACCGCGACCACTTCCGTCTGCAATACACCATAACGCGCGATGCCGTCTTCGTCTTCGACGTATTCGATTTTTTGGCGGTATAGATCGGACGGATCGTTCCAGGCCACCAGCGCCACGGTATGGCGCGTCTTGAGCGCCGAACCCGAATAGCGGAATTCGCCGTTGATGACATTGGCCGCCGTATAGAGCGCCACCGGATCGGAGGGCGCATCCTGGGCGAAACCGACGGTACCGGTGCCCCAGTAAGTCAGGCCGCGGAAGATCGCCGCGAAATCGCTGAGCACCCGATAGGCCTCGGCGCGTGTTTGCAGATACAGGTTGCAGGTGAAGCGCGGCTCCTGTCCGCCAAAACCATCCGGCACGAGTTCATCGCAATATTTGCCGATCTGATACAACGCCCATTTGTCGGCGTCGCCGACGTATTCGCCCAAGCCGTAACGCGGGTTGATCATCAGATCATAAAAACACCAGGCCGGATTGTCGGTCCAGGCGATATTGAACAGACCATTCCAGGCACCGCTGTAAGCGCGTGTCACCGGGTTATAATTTACCGGCAGCTGCACCCGCAGCAGCTTGAAATCGTAGCCGCGCACCGGGATGCTGTTGAATTGGCGCGCATCGACGCGCAGTCCCACCATCGCCGAATTCGGATAGCGCAATCGGGTGGTGAGCATTTCGGTGTACGAATCCCACCAGGTTTTATTCTGGATCTTGCTCGACGTGGAATCGGCGGTGATGCGGCGCACCCGGATGTCCCACGGCGCCGATCCTTCCAACTCAAGGCGATAAGCACGTTGATAACGGGCGCTGGTTTTGCCGGAGATCACGTCGTTGACTTTTTCGACGAAGCCACCGCCGTTCGCTTGCACGTCGATCGCGATATTGACATCGGTGCCGTTGATATCGCCCTCGTCAGTCTGGGAAAAAAGCGCGGGAAACCCGAGCGTGATCCGGGCGTGCGTGACATTGGCGTCGGTGATGGTGCGCGTGATCGGCGGGCTGGCTTTCACCTCGGCACCGACCGCAATTTCCGCTTGCGGCCCGATGGCGTGCATCGGGTCCTGATTTTGGGTGCCGGGGCGCCAGGCGTATTCGACGTTCTCGAAGTTACGCGTTCCATCGGCGTTCTCGAACACCACGCCGTCGAGATAGATACAGCGTTCGGGATGAGCCGGGTCCGCAAAGCCTTCGATCTCGCCTTCCGAAACCAGATCGATGATCTCGGCATATTGGATCGAAGCGAGCGAATCGGGCGCTTCGACCGGCGTATGACTCCCGCCGCCACCACCGCCGCCATAACCAATGAGGGGTGAACGTTTCATCCTTCACCGTCGGCATGCGTGGTTTGTATGATTTGACCAACGATGCCCGAGGGCGGCGGAGCGATGATCTGATCATCGATATTCAGGCCGGCCGCAATGACGGCACCGCCGACGATCAAGCGTCCGTAACCGACCGGCACCGCCGCGCCCTGGGCCTGGGTATTGACCGGCCCGTTGAACGCATAAGATGGTTTGTTCTCCGGGCGCTCGCCGCTGTCCGGTTTGGGCGCCGAGAACAATAAATTGGACACACCTTGCACCGCCAGTGCGAAACCGATATTGGCGACCGCGAACTGAAAGAATGCCGCGGCCGAGATCGAATAATCCGCGAGCAAGGCCGCGCCCACCGGGGCCACTAATAGCATGAGCACCAAGCCGGTGATGATCAGCGCGGTATCGCTCTTGGCGCCGGCCAACACCGGCACGAGGCGGATGACACCGCGGCCGTGCTGTAACAACTCAGGCGCCGCCGCGCGATGACCGCCACGGTAGACGGCATAACCGGGCAGGTGTTCGCACAGCGCCGCTTCGAAGCCGGGGAAATTGGCGGCCAGGGCGCGCAGCGCCTCGGCCGGCGAGCGCACCGCAAACCAATGCTCGCGTCCGAAGCGCGTGCCGAGATGCCCGTAGAGACGCACGCATTCAAGCATCGATGGCCTCTCGAAATGAATTATGTCGCACGATATGCGTGGTCACCTTGGCATAGAAACCACCGTAGACCTCACGGCATGAAAGTCGTTTCGCCAAATGATGCAGGATGATGCCATCGCCCAAATAGACCGCCGCGTGATTCGGCAACGGCGAGCCTATCTGCATCAGGATGCCGTCGTGTGGCCGCGGACCATCCGCCACGATCGCGAAGCCGGCTTCGGTCAGGTGATCGAGGTAGAGGTTCTCGCCGCGTTCCCAAAATTTATCCGTGCGCGGAATCTCAGGCAGAGCGAGATCCAGTGTCTCGCGGAAGTAATCGCGCACCAGGCTGTAACAGTCGAGTACGCCGAAAGCGAACGGTCGGCCCACCAGTGGCGCGCGATAGCCGGTGGGCAGCAACGTGCGCCAGAGTTCGCTTGGCACCGCGACGATGTGCCACGGCAAGCCGCTCGCTTCGCAGGCCACGCGGTCGGCCTCGGAGGGCGTCACCGGTGCATGCGGGTGGGAATGCACCACCGCCACGATCTCGCCGGTGTCGGCGGCCGCGGCATAATCCTCCGGCGCCAGCACGAAATGATTCATGTCCGGCGCGGTATTACGGCACGGCCAATAACGCGCGCGGCCGCGGGCAAGCACGATCAGGCCGCAGGCCTCGCGCGGCATTTCCGCGCGCGCGTGGTCCAGGATCGCGGCCTTGAGCGGTTCGAGCATCGGTGAAGTATTCATCGGATCAACCCCGCGGCCGGAAAACCGCCGAACGGCAGATCGTTGCCAAAACGTAATCCGCAACTCACGATACGCTTGCCGCAGCGATCCTGATTCGGATCGCTCGTGGGGGTGTCGTCGTTTTTAGCCACCGCGCCGCCGGCGTAACCGCATTCGGCGGAGCGATAGCGCCAGGTGCAGACGTTGGCGATCACCTGGCGCCGCGGCAGCAGCACGTTCAAGGCATCGAGCGGCGAAGCCAACTCGAATTCGACCACGTATTTATTTTCCAGGCTCCGACGGTCGATCGCGTAAATATCCTCGGGAAATTCGGCGGTTGGATCGGCGGCCGGATTGCCGGTGCTGAAATTATCGGCGTCGAGATATTTGGCGAACGTGCGCTTGCGCGTGACCGTGGCACCGAGCAAGTCGTCGGTCGACAAGCACAACAGCCCGATCAACCCGGTGACGTTCGCCACCCGCAGCACCGGGCGCGGCACCTGACCCTTGCCATTCCATTCAAAACCCTCCGCTTGAATGGGAAAATTCTGATAGGTGTTGCCCTGCCAGACGATCGGTTGTTTTAGGCCATTGGTGCCGGCGTGAAAACGATACAGCGTCCCGCCGAGGGCGGTGGTATCGAGCATAAACAACTCGATAACCGCCGAGGGCGTCAGGGATTCGAGTTCGCGCGTCGGCGTGCTCATG